CGCCGCACGCGCCCTGGTTCTTTCCTGCTTTTCTCATGCTTGCCATCTTAATTCTCCTTTTCTGTGTTTCCGAATAGTCACCGTCTGCGACAGCCGCAGCGGTTAGTCTCTCGCGGAGTTCATCGTCTTCTTCGGCGATTGTTGCCGCACTGCTGACAGATGAATTCTGTGTTATGCTGCATTAGTTGTTTATCCTTCATTTCAAACACTCCTCTTTCACCATATCCCGAATTGTCCTCCGAACCTCTGTCCGATAGATCATCCTGTAATTTACTTTCTGTTTCATCCAAGCAGATACATACCATAATGCCAGTAGAAACAAAAAGGCAAGGAGGGTGAATATCCACACCTCCTTGCCACGTATATCGCTTTCAGGTTTTCAGTTCATTGAACTGCCTCCTCAAATAGCCAATAATTTCTTTATCTCTCTGAGTCCTTATTATCGGTTCAGGTTATTTAGAAAGCCAACATTTTCTTTATTTCTTCAAAGCCGGGTCCGGGCCGGGTATCCAAGCACATCTGCAATTCGGGTGCAGAGGGATCCACCCCCGGGCCTCTTCAACCGTGAAAAGGTCCCCCTCTCGTTCAGCACAACGGGCACAAACACGATTGTCTCCTGCTGTACTCCACTCTACTTGAAGATGGATCTTGTCCACTCCCAATACCACAAACCCGTCCAACTGTCCCTCTGCATGGGCATAGATCATCTCTGTCCGGGCTATTGTCATTCCCCGGGTACGTGTGAGACCATCAATGCTTTCCGTTAGTGCCCGGGCTGTCTTTGCTGCCCCATGGCCCCCGGCCAGTGCTTCAGCAAGAACCCGTGTTGTTGTCTGGGACATCGCATCTGTATACCCCTTCAACTGGGCAAAGGACCGGGTGTAGAGTAACTGGAGTTTGCTGATAGATTCAGGGGCAGCAAATGCTTGTGTTAAGAATTGCTCCTTTGTGCCGTCAAAGAAGTCTGTCGATTTCGCCAACTCAGCATGGTGGACATCTGTATATGCCCGGACCATCCCTTTCTTGTATGAGGATTCAATGTAGGGATTAGTCCAAGGATACCCGGTGCCTATCTGGGTAAGAACACCTGAATCTACTTCAGCCTGCAACCATGCCTGAAAAGATTTAACCTTTCCCGCATCCGTCTGGAATACCCACCTCTGAGCTTCGGCATTTAGCTTCAACTTTTTCTGTGGTACTATCCCGAAGGCATCCTCTGTCATAATTAAATTGACAATATCTTTCTTTAACTTTCTGACCCGGCGATTGATGTCTGCCATAAACTTCCGCCGAAGTCCTGTCGTCCGTGTGGGGTCTTTGGACATTATTTTTCCTTATCTTCAAGGCCAGCCACTGTATCCTCCAATGGTGGATTAGCATCTACATCATTTTCGTCCTCAGTGTCTTTTATGAATCCATCCAAACCATCCTTAATGGCCTTGATTTGATCTATGTCGAGTCCACCGAAAATCCTGAAAAATTCATCAGGGGCAATCATTTCCTCTACACCACCAGCTACATACTTGGCACCAGCCTCTGCCCACTTAGCGGCCACTGCTGCCTTCTCTTCATCCGTCTGGGTGTCTATATCCGGCCACTTGACAAAATACTCCTTGGGCTCCGGGAGGACTCCCACTGCAATCAATCTATCCACAAAGTTCCGAACAACCATGGGGGTGAGATACTTTTCCTGTCTCCTCTTGGTTCTGCCGTTAGCTGTCTTGGTGTCCTGCCCGGAAGCTAACTGACCCTGCTCACTACCAAGGAACTTTCGCTTTGGTATCCCTATGGCAATAGCGATGGAATCCAACTGTGCTTCCAGATGGGGTCCCGGGTCCACTGCTTGGGGTGAAAGGCTCTTTGCTGACACTCCAGTTAATGCCAGATACCGTTGGAGGCCGTTCATGTAGTTTTCCATTTCATCCCGAAGAGAGGCTGTGTCCATTTCTACATTATTTTCTTGATCCCCACTGACTTCAAAGCTGTACCCGGGGAAGGCTCCCTTCCAAAACATCTCACCACTACCGGACAGGATCTTTCGAATGTCCAGAAGTCTATTATAATTCTTCTGCATCCGGGGGGTGCCATACACATCAGACATTTGTCGTTGATCCGCAAGATGGACAACACGGGTCCAATGGACGGTGGAAGTTGTTGCCGAGTTGTTATTAACACCTTCAAACTCTATGCTGTAGTTGAGCGGCTGTCCGTATCGCTCATTCTTAGTGTCCTTCTCCAGTCCCTTTACTGTGACTACTGACTCTTCGAATGGTCTGAGGAAAAGTAAATCCTTTGGGGTGGTCTCTACTGGTTGATCCAAAGACTTACCATCACTGAGGCCGAGAAGGATTATTCCGAATCGACCTACACCAGACAGTTTATCAGCACGTTCCAGTTGATAATAAATATGAAATTTCTTCACCAAGGCATCCCATACTGCTTCAAACTCTGTCTCTGTGTCGGGCTTCTCATCTTCATATACTTCAGGATCGTTAATCCAAGACTCTTCCGGCATGATATCCACCACCCGGGCAGCAACACCCTCCCTTTCATACATTTCATGGTATTGCTCTGATGATATGGAAGACGGATAGCCGCATTCTGAATTGAGATCCCGCCCGGGACCATCCAGAAGCTTCCTCATAACCTCCTGCCTCATGGAAGATGCATTCATGGTGAACTCCCGCATCGACGCAACATCATTCTTCTTCTTAGATACTGCCTTATTAGATACTACCTTCGCTCTGCTTGCCTTCTTCTTAGCCATTATTTGAGTCCTCCAACACGCCTTCGAATCATCGTCAACAACGTAAATGCTCCTGAACTTGAATCCACTTGGTCTTTATACCTACTATTGGGGAAGAATTGAAGCTCATTTATGTAAATAGCATTCCACTCTGCCTTTGCCATCCAAACATTATCCTGTGCCACCTGTACCGCAAGGGGTTCCGCCCGGACTGTCTTGTCCCCTGTTGGCCTATCTATCTTGACAACCCACCCGGCCAACATCCTGCTGCTGTTCTGGGCACTCTCCTTGCCCCCTGAGCCCGGTTCTTGTTCAATGCCTACCCACACACCCCGGCCATCAATCTCTGCCGTCTGCTTGATTATACGCTCTCTCTCCCCCGCATCCCATTGGCCCCTGATTACATCCAGAATCCAGAATTGATCGTGTTCATCCCGTCCCATCTTCAAACCGACTGTGAAAGCACCACCCTTGGCCGTCCCCGCCTTATCCCAGAATCGGACGATCCTCTTGAATTTCTTTGGTGGTGTCCCTATCCTGATTTTCTCTGTTCTGAACTGACCACCACCCCGGGGCACTGGGTTCTGTGTGAACTGGCCAGCATATCCATACTCACCAAGAGCTATCTTGAATTCATCCAGTGATTTTTGATTTAATCGTTTGGGATCCATCAGACCATTGACATACTTCTTCTTCAACTTTGCCGGTCTTATCTCACCCACATGGGGAGAATCATCCTCGTATTCAACAATCTCTGCAGGAAGGCATATATGACGAATGTCACCCGGGAGGGCTCTTTCCAACCATTCCCCGGTGCAATCCCCCTCATGAAGCCTCTGCATGATAAGAATAGTAGGGACGATTTCCTTATCAACCTTTCTGGTGGGCAGTGTCTCCCGCATCCACCGGTTTGCTGTGGCAAGCATGACATCTGAGAAGGCTTGCTTCGGGTCAAGTGGGTCATCTATTACAAGGAAATGACCATGGAATCCCGTGATGGATCCGCCCACTGATGTTGAACGCCGTCCTCCACCCATCTTATTCGTGAAATGGCCCTTGGCATCCTGATCCTCATGTATGCTGATTCGGGGGAATAACGTCTGGTATTTCTCACTCTTAACAATGAGTCTACTCTTCCGGGATAATTCCAAGGATAGATCGTAGGAGTAACTTCCACAGATAGTTCGGGCGGAAGGCATCCGAGTCCATACCCATGCAGGAAACATGATGGAACAGATAGAACTCTTGGTGGTGCCCGGGCTAATATTTATTATTAAGTCATGAGTCTTGGGGAGTCCTAGGAAGACTCGTTCTGCTAATATCTGGAGTTCGTTGCAAAGATATTCTATATGCCAGTTTAGAACCATTTCCTCTGGGATTACCTCCGACCACATAGAACACACAAAGTCAAAGAAACTGTCTCTGCATATAGTTGATTCCATGGAGGTGGGGAGGTATTCCGCCTTCATCACTGACTTAATTCCTCCTCTTGCTTCTTCTTCATGGCCTCAAGGATGGCCCGGCGAACTGATACCGGTAATTCCAGCTTATCTATTTCTGCCACCTCATTGATCGTCCGGATAGGAGTTGCTCCCCCTTCAATCGTTATGTGGCTGGAGACTGGGACATCCAGACCAAGCAGCTTCCGCCTGTTCTCGCTTACCTTCAACCACCTGTCGATCGCTGCCATATCTCCACGCCTCACCCGGGGATACAATACCCGAAGAATCATATCAAACCTCTGTACCTCAAGGTCCCTGTAAATGGAGACTATTCCATCCTTCTCTTCAGACACCCGGGACATTTCAATGGCAAGATCATTGCAGATAACAGACCGGCTTGCTGTAATCTTGTGACGTTCCTTTAATGCCTGTGATATCATGAGAAGATTGAGTCCGCCCATTCGGTATTCCAGAACCAGCTTTCTCCGGATATCCATCTTGGCCTGCCTTGCGTCCTCCTTCGCTGTGGTCTTCTTCTTCACCTTCCCCGTTCTCACACTTGTTGTCCGGGGTTTCACGGGTTTGGATATAGAAGTTTTTTTCTTAGCCATTATTCCACTCTCCTCTGTTTATCATTTTGTTTTTCACATTCTGCCTTGGCATCATTAGCCATGGAAATATCAGCTTTAACAAGTTCCGCCTGCATACTGTCCGCCACTTTTACCAAATATCTGGCAAGGCCCTCTGCCTTGACTGCATCTATGGACTCAAGGGCTTCCCTACACTTCTCTTCACTTTTATACACTGCCTTCATATCCAAGCTGCATCCATCAAAAGTCATTGTCTGATGTAGTTGTTCCTCATTCTCATCATTGTTGGATTCTGTATAGAAAAGGATCTGTCCGTAGGGGGTATCAAATACCCTAGCAAACTGCTGTCCTGCTATCATTTGTGCCCCCTCTTAATCACAAAATTACTCATGTCCCATCTTTCCGACTAAACAAAAGATAAATAATCACTAATGGAGTTCCTAGAATGCTTCCAACAATAGCACCAATGATAATGGGGATGAATACTACACAAGTTATGAAAGTACTTTCTATGCTATTCTCTACAAGCCACTGAAAGTACTTTCCTTTCCAATTCATCAGTGTCCTCTCCTAATCTTCGCATTCTTCATTTTCATATTCTCACCAATCTTTCCTGTTATTTCTTCTGCCTCAATCTGGGTGCCGTCTGCCTCAAGGATGGATACATTCCGGAATTGCATAATACCACTCGCCTGCTGTATCCTCTCCAATATTGGTTCTGGTTTTCTCTCTGCCTGTTTTATACTGAAATGCACATATATCCCGGATATGCTTCCAATCAGGAATATGAGGACAAAAATAACATCAGACAGTTTCAATGGGTCTCTCCTGCTTATCATATTTTTTATCTTAAATTACCTTCCCGGTGCCCCCTTATGAGAGCAAACGCCGGGAAGGTCCTTGAGGGGCACTTTATCTATCCAAAAGGAAAGTTTGCCAGCATTCCTCCGAACAAAACTTCATTCCCTTAATAGCTGTTGTCCATGGGGACCCGGGAAACCTGCCTCTACATCCATGACAGAAATACACCATTTCATTCTCCCCACTGTGTTCCTTAATGAAAATGCGTCTACTGTCCTCCTTCTGCCTGTCCTTTTCCTTCTTCAGTGCCTCCACTAATTCCTCCAGAAGAATAATCAAGGCATTCCTCTTTCCGGACTGGGACCACTCCCAGAGGGCAATACACAGAACCCCGGATAACCACATCATAAATAAATTCATATTGTATCCTTCTCCCATCTGCAGGCAAAAAAGATATAGGACATCCACCGGACGAACCAATTGGGTTCCTTGCCCATGGCCGGGGTGAACTTCATACCACATTCCTCAGTACCGCCCCACATATAGCAATGCCAAGGGGATTGTTTGGGCATCTCTATTCCTTGGAGACTTCTGTGGTTCTCAACTGTAACTGGTTTTTGGTCATCCATGCCTTATTATACTCCTTATCTGCAAAAAGTTTAGAAAAGCCCGTTATGTGCTTCAGTCTCAAAAGTTCCTCTGCTTCCATGCCGAGTTCGTTGCAAATCTCTGCATCTGTCATCCCATTATCCAGCATTTTGAAGGCCATAGAAGCCATACCAGTTACCGAATGTTTGCCCCGGGCTCTGTTATGCCTGATAGTTGAGGCCATTCTGTCGTTCATCCCCTTTTCCATGACAACAATCGGCAAGTACCCTTGAGTCCGGTCATATATCTTTTTTGAGGACTTCATGACGAAATAGCGATGGAATCCATCAACTATGACATACTTATTAGATTCTTTATCATAAATTGTAACAACCGGCTGTGTGTAGTTATCATGTTCGATGGATCTGAGGAGCAATCTCATCTCAATTTTAGCCACTGAATTGGGATTGTAATCGTTTGGGGATACCCTGTCCAGATGGACCCACATGACCTTTGCAACGGGCTGTGAAGCCATTGGGGTGCTGTCCATGGTCTGCGCAACTATGATGTTGGCAAGACTCATCTTTGCTTCTAAGTCTGGGGTCCCGTCAAGTGCTTCCTTGATCTGTGCTTTTATATTCATTCCACCACTCCATCAGTTCAACTTTTTTGTATGCCGGGATAAGTTTATCCTTCAGGCCCTTCAAGACCGTGGCCCGGCACCATTTATCCTTCTTCCACATTATACGATGGTAATTGTAGATTGGCTGTCTTCTCTCAAAGTTTGTGATCTTTGTGAAGTCCCAATCAGCACTGAGAATTGTGTTAATAACGTGCTTCCACATCATTGTGATGACTGGTTCTGTGATATACAATGCCCGGAGTCTCTCTATTTCAGTCGAGAGCATGGGTTTCCGGTCATCTGGGACCATGTTATCAGCCAAGTGCATTGTGTACTCCTCCCATGTCTTAAACATGTAGGGGAGCTCCTTGGGACTGGCGAAGGAGAAGCGGGATACCTGATTGATGGTATTCGCCCCGGGGATCTTATGAGCTACCTTCAACCATGTCTCTGGTTCTATCTCCTGAATGAACTGCAGGATCTGAATGGCGGTCTCATGGTGGACATTGGAAACCCGCATATCCTTCACCTGAAAACCATATTGATACATTTTATCATAAACCTTGTTGTACTTCCACTGGTTATCATGGATGGCCTTCCAAATGTCTTCTACTGCCCAATCATACAGTGGGTAAAAAGTGTAGAGGCCCTTCCGTGGATTCAGTTTTTTACCCCATGTAATTGCTTTGTAGGTTACCCCGGTGGTCAAGGACACATATCGCTTGGGTGCCTCCTCTGCCCTCACTCCGGAGATATAGCAGGCATTCCCCTCTGGAAATTCATGGGCAAGGATGGGCAGGAATAATTCGTGGAATCTGTCTGTCCCGTAAACATTGGTTTTCCGGGAGAGGGGGTGCTTCCCATGGATCCAGTTTTCGTCATCCCCCTCTTTCCAACACTGTGCATACCTCTCAGTAGAGCTTGCATTATTGGTAATGACAATGGGCATCTGGAACCACATGGGGTCAATATCTGATTGGGTCAGAATATCAGTACAGTAGTTCACCGTTGATTGCCATTCGGCCTCTTGGTCCAGCCACATGACTTTCAACGGCAGTCTCCCCCTCTCCCGGGCAACAATTAAAGTAAGCTGCAGAGTTACTGTCGAATCCTTTCCTCCGGAGAACCCCACCACCACATTGGGGAACTCATCAAACAGTCCCCGGATCCGGTCCAACGATTCTTCGAACACATTATTTTTGAGATATATTCTCATGTTCAATCAGTTCCTTTATCACCCGAATGCACTTCCCATTATAATCAGACATCACAAATCTTTTTCCCTGCCTGAGAAATCGGAGTCCCGTGCCCCCAAACCCACAACAGAAGTCACCTACACATTTGTACTGCTTTGCAAGGGTGTTGATGACCTGTACTGTGGTGCGAAGAGACACAGGCTCCACTTGATAATAATATGCCTTCACGGGATCCCCATTGAGTTCAAGATCACCAACATGATCTGCATGGACCATAGGAGCTTTCTTCATGTTGATAATAATGGCAGGTTTGCCAAGACGATGTATTTCAGAATCAATGGTAGAGAGAACATCCTTGTAACTGGACTCTATGCCTGACATTTCATTAAAGAATTTCATGCCGGGCCTGAAGGGAGGTTCTGCATACAGGAAGTCACATTGCTTGTATTCCTCTGGGAGACCTCTGGAAGCATCCCATTGAAAAGCTATGTTCCCCCGAAACTCATACCTGTCGAGTCCTTGAGCCTCACTTGTGCTAGACTCCTCCCGGGACCTCTTCAATGCCGAATGGTAGGGTAGGTGACAAACCGTTTTCATGCCGGGGCCCTTACTTCCTCAATAACCATCTTTTTCTTCTCCGCCCATCCAAGCAGCTTCGACAGTTTATTGGGATTCAACTCTATTCCGTGGCAGACCATTCCGGCTGTCACGGCCTCCCGGAAGAACTCTCCAATACCCACAAAAGGATCACAATAATTCTTGAAACCTGCCTCTGCCAAATACTGAATATATGCCCGGGTGAATATTTTCCCCTTCGAACAATCTATGTCTGCCGGAGGTATAGCCATTCCCCCGAAAGATCCAACCCAGATACTATATGGAATCCCCTTACCATAATAGGATTCAAACACCTTGCCCTCTATGCCGCCCTCCGACACCAAAGCTTTCTGGAGTTGGGGAAAGCAGGGGTTTCCAAATTCTACCACCATATGTGCCTTCGGAAAGTGTTGCTTTAATCGGGAGACAATACGGGGAATCATTTTATCAATATCAATCTTGGTGTCATAACCGGCGTGTTTGTAGAAGGAGGAGGCAATAGCAGAATTCCATGGGGGATCCGTATATACACAATCTATTTCCCGTCCATTGAATAACTCTGAAAGATCATCCTCTGTACAGTCTCCACACATGATTCTGTGCTTCCTGTCTATCTGCCAAATACTTCCACGACCAAGACCATACTTGTTTTTTCCACCATACCACTCCCTATGTTCTTTCTTCTCTGTAGTTGCCCCGGGGACCTCCCCATAATGTTCAATGTAAGATTGGCTTTGTCGATTCCGTGGCCGAGGTCCCAATAACGATTTTTCATGGGCATGTTGAACCAGTGAGGGGATTGCCATCAGGTATGGAATGCGATACTTCCTGAAAAAGTCTTGCATCAGATAATCGTCTGCAGTTCTCTTTTCGTGTGTCTGTCCCTCTGTGTCTATCCACACCCGGGCATACTTCCGAAGGGACTCCATCAAATACCCGGGAAGGTAAACACATTGCATCCACAAAAAGGAACTGGCAGGCATCATTTTTTCTTCCTGCACCTTCTGACAGAACCCACGAATAACCCGCTTCGTATGTTCCTTCTCATAGGCCCTACATCTGTCAAGGAAATCTGATGGAAGAATAACATCGTCCTGCAGTCTCCAATGTCCCCCTTCCATCTGTAGGGTGTCCCAAAAGGTTTCCCAGAACTCCCCCCGGGGTCGTGCGCAAACTGTGACATCCTGCCCGGCCAGTCCCTCCAACATCTGTTCCCGGAGTACAAGACGTTCCCCCTCTGTCGCATGGATGACAAATTTCAAAATGGTTTCTCCTCTGCCTTGTTTATTAAAATGGTATCCCGAACACGGTCCCCCATGGTCCAATACTTCCAACCGTTGTAATATAGATAAATAAAGGTCCTGCTGTAGAACCTCTCTTCAACACCATTCGCCCGGATGTATCGGACAACATCCCGGAAATCTTTTGGATCGTCCCAAGTATCTCTGAGGGTGTACCAATGTGGTGTCTGTGGCATGGACTTTGCAAACTTATATGTAGCACCCGTGAGATTCTGGAGAAGCTTATCCTTCAAGCTCAAATTCATGTCCACACTCCGGGCAAATGGCTTCCATCTTTTCCCTGTTACGGTCCATGTTGTCCGCCATATCTGCAGCCTTCTTATTTATGTCCTCATCTGATACATTGGAATCATCAAAATCAGGATTGTCATTGGGGGAGAATCCACCTAATGATGCAAAGTCTGTGGGGTCGAAGCCAAGAGTCTCCAGTTCTGGTATCTCCCATTCAGTGCCAAGAACATCGAAGTCCCATTCACCGGCCATACCATCTGGGGCATTGTCAACAAGAATAAATCTTTTTTTCTGTTCCTCACTCAAATCCTTTGCCCGGACTGCCCAATCATAGGGGATCTTCCTCTTCTCCAGAAGTAGGCAAGCATGATACCTCTGAGTGCCCCCGAGAATCAGATTGGTCTCATCTATTACGATGGGACGAAGGACCATGAATTGCGGATCCCTCTCTATGGAAGCGGCAAGCTTCTCCAATTTAGCCTGAGTGATCCTCCGAGGGTTTTTCTCATTGACCCTCAAGTCCTCTAACTTCCAACTACGTTTTGCCATGATAATCCTCTCTGTCCTCAGAAAAAGTGTTCGCCAAAAGAAATATACAAAATAAATCGGGATAGTCAATTACCTTTTAATTTTCTTGAACCGACTATATAGTAGGAGTATAACCCTGCAGTAACTCATTGCTGTATTTCATCAGCTTAAAATAAAGTGAAAATAAATTTCATTTTGTTATTGACAAACATTAACCGACGATATATAGTATGAGTATAACCCATATGGTATGGGGGAACACAGGAGAAACAAAAATGGGAACTGCAGAAATCAAAGTCCGTATAACCGACGAAACTGAAGGGGATGAAATAATGGAAGCTTTTGGAACCTACGGATATGCCCTGCAACACGGTCCAGATACAAGACACCTCATATGCTCAGAAAAATTTAAGCTTCTCCGAAATGCCAAGGCCAAGGTGGACAGTCTCCCGGAGGGAAGGGCATTCCGTCTGTGGAGGCTCCTGACAGATGGCAAGGAGTTTAGCACACTGTTTGACGGCGGAACCATTTCGGAACGTATTGTTTAGAGGAGAATTAAGAATGATACCAAAAGGCATTGAAGTGAAGAGGTGTTGGGCGTGGCATTACTGGTATGAAGGTCCCCGGCGTTGGGTGGCTGAATATCAAAATAAGGATAGGGAAACAGTAGGATCCAAGCTATATGGCTTCTGTGAAATCGATCTGGTATTCCGGATGGGGCAATCACAGAAAAGATACACACAGCTTGGGCTTGAAATGAAAAAAGAAGTGAAAGATGGTATGGATGGTAGAAAGTAAATCACGTTTTTTTGAGGAAGCGAAGGGGAGTATTATGATTCAAGTATATGGAGCAAATACCACAAGAGCGGATCTGAAAGAAGTTGTCATGGAAAGACCTGATACTGCCGGGCGTTACTGGATGGGGGTTCCACACCATGATCTGATTGAAACCATTGAGGAGTCCGCCCGGACCCGTGGTTGGGAAGTCACCGACGAAAAGTATGCTCTGAGCAACGACCGGGCAGACTTGGCCGGTGCCCTCTCCCTCCACATCCCGGAGACCGATGCACCAGAGGGGCAAACATTCTCTCTGGGGTTCCTTACATCCAATGCAATGCGCCGGGCCTTGAAGATGGTAGCAGGTACTGAGATCCGGGTTTGTAACAATGGAATGGCAACAGGTGAGATTGTGCTGAACCGCCGTCACACTTCCGGTCTGAGCCTCTTTGATGAAGTAGATGATGCTATGGACATCTACGGGGACAAGATTCGTGAGGTGCCCGGCATTGTGGCAGGATGGAAGGACAGGGAACTCTCCCGGAATGATGTGGACAATATTCTCATGAAGACTGGTGAAGAATTGATTCTGCCATGGTCCCGGGTGGGCAAGGTCCTGAATGAATACAAGAACCCAACCTTTGCAGAGCACAACGAACCGACATCATGGGGGCTCTTGAATGCCTTCACTTATATTGCACAGAAGCAACCTCCTCTGAGCCAACTGGATTGCCTCTGCCATTTCAAAAATCTGCTGCCTGCTGCTGCCGTCAACTGACTCCGGCTTGTTGTATATATACCACAAGGCCGGGGGGTCAAATCCCCGGTCTTATTTCCACTTTAAAACTTTTTCATATTTTTTTTGAAAAAGTTATTGACAAAGCATATGCAGTATGTTATAGTCTCAATAGCTGGAATAAGCCGGCACACTGAGGAGAAACAAAAATGGCAAAGATACTGAAAACAATTCAAGAAAATGTTTATACCGGGGATAGCGTCCGGGTGGATTATACCATGATAAAAGAGAGCCGGGGAATTCTGAAACGCTTTGTGGTTTTCTTCCACGGAAAATTTATCACAGATTGCTATAAGGTGGAGGATGCTATATCCAAGGCAAAGAAATATGAGGGCAGGCCCATGAGTTTTTTAGATGAGCAGTGGAGCACCTTGTTCTCGGATCTCTCCGCCGCAGAGGGTCGCATACGGGCATCTTGTAAAAAATGTTCTTGCTAATTTTTTTAACCCATTTTCTGAGGAGATTTAGAATGCCCACAAATATGACAAGGGAAGATATGGTACTGAGGGATCTGGAAGGTAAGTACACAGTTTTCATTTCAATGGCCCAACCATATAACGGCCATGTGAATCCGGTTTTCTGCCAAGGACCTTATGAAGGCATGACTCTCCGGGATGCTGCCCGGAAGCATATCGAAATGGAAAACGCTTCAGCCCAAACCATCGGTGAACTGCTGGAGAAATACAGCAAGTACAAAAAACTCTGGGCATACCACGGAAATGATGAATCCAGTTTTGATGACTGGTTCCGGAATCAGGTCCTCCACGCAAGAAAGGAAGTGGCATAATGAGTGCAATGACAGAAATCTTTGGCAAACCTATCTCCACATACACCCGGGTAGAAGCGATTGCAGACGGCTTTCTTGTGGACCTCACAGAATGGGCAAATGAGTCTGGGAACTTTACTCTCCCGGTGGCAGTGACCTCCTCAGTATGGGCAGACATTGAAAACATCCCGGCAAGTAAAAAAGGCTGGCAAGATGTTAGGGGCCGGGCGCATGACTTGTTCTGGATGGCCTATCTTGCAGTGAGAAATAACAGCCACAAAACAGAATTATATTTTAAGTTTATTATGCACGTTGGCCGCTCAACTTATCAGACCTATAAAGTAGTTATGGCCTGTGATGATACCGGCGCACCTTCAATCACAATCATGCAAACAAACGAAGACTGAAAAAAGAAATCATTTCACTTGCCAAGAGGCATGTGATGGCCTATTATCTGAGGAGCAAAACCATGGCGGGATTCAATCTGGATCAAAAGAAAGTCTCTAAAACAAGTAATTTCATAGCTGCAAATCGGGAATGGGTGACGAATACTCACTACATTCTTAAAAGAGAATTCTGGCTGAAAACAGTGAAAGCCAAGGCAAATATCATGGCACTTATCCAACACATTCCTGAAAAAACTGTCCACGTATTTATGGATGGAAAGTTGGATCCTGATAATACTAGAATGCCTGACTGTGAACAAGTACTCCGGGGAATGACCTTCTGGGAAGATGAACCAAATGCCCTATATAAAACAGGTGTAATTTTTAACCCCGAAGAGAAATTCTACATCACTCTCCTACAAACACCGGAAGGCAAATCCCTTTGGGTGGACTGCAATTACATTCCCTTGCTGAAACTGCCTGAAACCATTCTGCTGGAGAAGTCTGGAACTACATTGGCCCTCTACCACAAGGCAGAGATGGTTGGGGTCCTGTCTGGGGTAATGTTGGAAGATGCTACAAAGACAAAGTGTATTGAAAAGGCTATTTTTGAAAGTACAAACTCTTAGGAAAGGAAGTGCATGATGGGTGCAATGGCGGAAGCACGTTGGGGAGAAGTTGATAAAATGGTGTATGGTATCATCTGGAAGCACGTTAGATACTACGGGGGTGATTTCCATGAACTCCTGACAGAAGCATGGTTGGGATATAATCACGCTTGCAATACCCATGATCCGGAGAAAGGGAAATTCTCCTCATGGGTGACCACGAAAGTCTCTGGATGGTTGAGGGATCAACACAGGTATGATCGAATTCGTGAAGGCCGGGAGAAGGTCCGGGACACAAATGCGGACATCCACCTTGAGTACCTTCCGAAGAGAAAAGACATTCATTCTCTGGCAAAGGAACTGTCTGGGGATGCCCAATGTCTACTGGGGATGATCCTTGACGAAACCGGAAAGGTGAATACACCCCGCTCCCGAAAACGTTTATCCAATGCAGTAAAGTCCATGCAAAAAATGATTCCGGACATATCCATCGACAAGGCCATTGAAGAACTGAAGGAAATACTGTGACAGACCTCTACCCATATCAAGAGAAAGGTGTTCGGAAGATAAATCATTTCAAAGGCCGGGTACTACTAGCTGATGAAATGGGATTGGGCAAGACACTGCAGGCATTAACTTGGCTTGTGGAGGATCCAGAAAAGAGAATGCCGGCAGTGGTGGTCTGTCCTGCTCATCTGAAATACTCTACTTGGGAATATGAGGCCCGGGACAAGTGCGGAATTATAAGTAATGTTCTTGAGGGGCAGAAGGCACAAAGAAGGCATGTGTCCCCCCGTAACAAGATCATCATTGTTAATTATGACATTGTGAAGTATTGGAAGGAAGTAATTCTGGAGTTGGGTGCCAAGACTCTTATTCTGGATGAAACCCACTTCATCAAAGAGGAGACATCAGACCGGACAATCGCCTGTCAGAAAATGGGGAAACTCTTTGACTACATGATACTGATATCCGGAACACCATTATTGAATAGACCCATCGAACTCTTCCCCTCCCTAAAAATGATCCGCCCTGACCTGTTCAAATCAAAATGGCTATTCGGAAAGCGGTATTGTCATATCCGATATTTCCGGGGATGGAAATTTGAGGGTGCAAAAAATATGGATGAACTGCACTCCATCTTATCCAAGACCATGATGATTCGGAGAAGAACAGAGGAATGCGAAATAGACTTGCCTCCGAAGTCCCGGGTCATTCTCCCTCTGGACATAGGCCGGGAGGGGCGGAAGGAATACCGGGAGGCGAAGGATCATTTTCTTCAATGGCTTTATGCAAAATCTCCCGGAAAAGCTGCCCGGGCTAAGAAGGCTGAATCGATAACAAAGATAGGATACCTGAAAAGACTTATTGGCCTATTGAAACTCCGGGCTGTAACTAAATGGATTGAGGACTTCTTGGAAGATACAGATGAGAAGTTGGTTCTCTATGGGGTGCATCGAAAGGTGTTGCAACATCTTCAACGTAAATTCCCGGAGATATCTGTCACAATCAATGGAGGATCTTCAAAAGGGAATCGAAAACATGCGGTCTCCTCCTTCCAACAGAATCCTAACAAAAGACTTTTCCTTGGGCAGATACAAGCGGCCGGGACTGGGATCACTCTCACAGCCGCTTCCAAACTGGCCTTCGTAGAATTTGGATGGACCCCGGGGGAACACCTCCAAGTAGAGAATAGAATATATCGGATCACACAAGAGAGGCATTCAACAATCTATTACCTGATGGCCAAGGATACGATTGAGGAAGTTATGGTGCGATTACTTCATAAGAAATACAAACACATGAATGACGTTCTGGACGGTGGGGTGGGTAATGACTTCAACATACTGGCTGAATTGGAAGAGGCCCTGAAGAATGAAAAGTAATCTGGTGGACATACTTCAAGAACACGGGATCCGGCAAGCCCCAGAAGACCACCACCATTCCCGATATGGGTGGGCACAATTCGATTGTCCATTCTGTGGCCGGGGAACCAAGAAATACCATCTGGGATACTCACTCCAGAATGACTACTTCAATTGCTGGCAGTGTGGACACAAATCCGTTAGTGCAGTAGTTCAAGCCTTTCTCCAACTATCTTATCAGGATGTGACCAAACTCCTTGAAGGGGTGACCGTTACCAGAACAGAGAGAAAGGAAAAGCCAACAGGGGTGTACCGGGCACCCCATGGCCTTGGTCCTCCTCAGCTTGCCCATATCCAATACCTGAAAAAGCGTGGATTTAATCCGGAGGAAATAATTTCTCTGTGGGGACTGCGGGGGACTGACTGGAAAAGCAATGACATTCCATGGAGATTGTTCATACCAATAGTTCACCGAGGGAATACAGTTTCATGGACCTCCCGGGCTATTGGGAAGGATGTTCGGCCAAAGTATTATAGTGCTGCAGAAGTAAATGAAAATATCCCCCACAAGTCCCTCCTGTATGGAATGGATTTCGTCCGGGATACCTGTATTGTGGTGGAGGGTCCAACAGATGTCTGGAACATAGGCCCGGGGGCCGTGGGTACTTTCGGCCTCTCATACTGCCCGGCACAAGTCAGTGCTATATCTAAAGTGCCTAACCGATACATTGCCTTTGATAACTCTATTCAGGCACAAAAGGTTGCAAGAAAATTATCCCGGGACCTGTCTATCTTCACTGGGAATACTTATCTGATGGAAATTGATGCCGATGATCCGGGCAGTGCCTCTCGTTCTGAGGTGCAGAAGGTACGGGAATTTTGTTTTGGAAAGGGTGAATAATGGAAGAGAAGAAGCACTTCCGGGGGGTATGGATTCCAGCGGATATCTGGTTCATGGTGGAGAATGGAGAAATCTCAACGCAGGATATGCTTGTACTTAGTATGGTGGACAGTCTTGTAGACGCTGAGAATCAGGTTGGATGCTATGCTTCCAATGAATATATTGGAAGTAAACTGGGAATGTCTGGAAGAAACGCCCGACATATAATAGGCAAATTAAAAGAAATGGGGTTGGTTTATCAAATTAAAAATGATGGTAGAAAGCGATATTTGGTCACAAGATATTCTATTACCCGGGCAGAGTGGCCGAAAAGTGGCCAATCAGAGTGGCCAAATATCAGCCAACCAGAGTGGCCAAATATGGCCGGGCAGAGTGGCCAAATTCAGCCACCATATAAAGTAAGTAATAAAATAAGTAATACTACCGGGGAAATAGACCATTCCCCGGGTGGTGATTCTGAATCCAAGAAACCCAAAGGACTTGGTCTGGAGAAGGAGAGGACCATCACTCCCCGGGCACTCTCGCCAAGGAATCAAAAGAGGATGGAGAATGTGATAAATAAAATCAAAGACCTCCTCATATTTACTGGATTCCCTGTGGAGGATGTGGAGGAAACCACCCGCCTGACATTCAAACGATACTTGACTTGGCAAAAGGAATCCATGAAGACCCTCCGGAGACACCAAGAAACCAATAACTTCTTGGTGTCCATGGTGGAGAAGGAGGACCCATCTACATTCACCTACCATTGGATGGAGGGTCTTGCCAATTATCTGAAAGGGGGATCCGTGGACTTCAAATCCCAGATGAAGGTCTTAGCATGGACACCTGAGAATAAGATATTCCAGAATTCCATGAGAAGTCTTTCCACCCAATATTGTGCCTCTGATAAATATTGGGTACTTCTGAGAAAGGTGCTGTGCATCAAATCTTCTCATAAAGCAACCTCCTGGCCACGTAGCGAACCGATAACAAAGGAGAGGGACTCTGACACCCCGGGGCTTGATAGAGATCGTCAGACTGGAGAATTGGAGATATGAAAGTTCAGCAAATTGATTCGAAGGCTGAGAAAAGGGTTCTAACCGGGATGATCGTCAATAAAGATGTGTTGTCCCGGCTGAATCTCCAATGGGATGGGGAGATGTTCCGATCCCGTTGGGCCAACATCATTGGAGAGTGGTGCATAAAGTATTTCAGAAAGTACCATACCCCTCCGGGCCGGGCCATAGAGAACCAATTGGAACGGTGGTCACAGAGAATAACCGACGATGATAGTCTTGAACTCATGGAAACCTTCCTGTCGGATCTGTCCGAGGAATATGAATCCTATGCCGAAGATATAAACCCCCAACACACCATCGACATTGCCGGGGACATCTTCAATCAAATCCGTCTGGAGACACTGGCCGAAAATATCCAAGAGGAACTGGAGGATGGAAAGCTTGACAGTGCAGAGCTTATCCTTGCCAAGCACAAGCGAGTGGAAGTCGGGGTGGGTGCCGGTATTACCCTTGAAGATGAAGATGCTCTGGTGGCCGCTCTGGAGGAGAAGAGAGAAAGCATCATTCAGTACCCCGGAGCTCTGGGAGAATTCTTCGGGGACGATCTGGAAAGGGATGGGTTTATTGCCTTCATGGGTCCGGAGAAGAGAGGCAAGTCATTCTGGCTGATGGATATAGCCTACCGGGGGATCCTGCAGAACCGAAAAGTTGCGTGGTTTGAGGTCGGAGATATGTCACAGAATCAAGCATTGCGTAGGCTAATGTCCCGGGTAACTCGTCACCCAATCAATCCTTGTACTGTAAATTATCCAATGGGTATATCACGGCTTCAAGGGGAGTCCATGCCAGAGGTGGAGATTGGTGAGAAAGTTTTTGAAATAGGTCTTCAGAAAGAGAAGGCCATAGATCGCATAGGCAAGTTAATTCGTAAGGGTAAGAGGTCCCGGGGGAAAATGCTTCGACTGGCCTCCTTCCCGAGCATTTCTGTTAATGGTATACGGGAGGTCCTTGAAATCTGGGACAATGAAGATTGGTCCCCGGATATCATAGTGATCGACTATGCCGACATTCTGGAAATGGCCATGCCCGGCATGGATAAGCGGGATCAAATAAATGAGACTTGGAGGCAGCTTCGCAGAATCTCACAAGAAAGGCATGGTCTGGTAGTCACAGCCACACAAACGAATGCCGAATCCTATGACACCACCAATATCACCCGGAAGCATTTCTCTGAGGACAAAAGGAAGTTCTCTCATGTAACTGGGATGATTGGATTGAATCAGACTGATGAAGAAAAAGAGAACGGACTGATGAGACTTAACTGGGTTCTGAAGCGTGAGGGGGACTACTCCGAGCGTCATAATGTTTGGGTGGCAAGCTGCCTGCCCATCGGCAATCCTGCTGTCCGTAGTTGTTTTTGAAAGGGAATGGGACATGTGCATTGTAAAAGGTTGCGGAAATGAAAAAGAGCAAGGGGAAATGGAAGGTGCCCTTTGCCTTCCTTGTGCCGAGCAATTGAAGAGAGGGAAATTCACCAGTGGAACTTCTTTTGTGCTCGATCTGCAGAATGAATGTAAAAAATATAAGCAACGTCAAGCCAGATGGGATTTGTTCTTCCTGAATATAAAATAACAATTTGCTTTGATGCAGAGGGAGTAAAGAATGAGGTCCTTAGAAGATTTTGTACAGGATAGAGTAGATGCAGGCCGGACCTTCAATCAGATCCGGATGATTGCCCGGGGAAGTAGATGGGAAGGCCAGATGGAGACTGTCTCCTCTGTAGCTAAAAAGAAAAGGATTGAGAAGAAGAGGGCAATAGCCCTGTTGAACCGATAACAAAGTAGAAAGGGACAGTATGAGTGTGGTAAAAATAACAAGAGCAGAAGGGAATCGGTTGTGTAAGGCATTGCGATTCAACACAGCAGAAGGGTGGTCGTCCACTCGCATGGCGAAGAAATTGCAGAAGGTTACAGCACTGGTGACAGATGACTCCGACCTTGACGACAAGGAGGCAAGCAATACCCTCCTGAAGATTCTGGAGGGTGGGGTGGGTGCCCGAGTTAAGATTGTAGAAGCTGCAGATAAGGCCGAACCAGATAAGAAGGCCCCCTCCAAAACACAGAAGCAGTTGCGTGAGAAGAAAGATATGTGCCGCTATACTTCTGCAGCAACTACCATGAAAAACCAACTGCAGACCATTGAGGCCGGGGCTCTTGTCCGGCTGTGCAATGACCACTATATTGAATGCGGTGGTAAGAACAATTTGAAAGAGAGTGCCATAGTAGTGGCCCGGATAACAAAGGTGTTCCGGGTCCTTGGTCTGTATAAAGAAGAAAATGTGGAAGTAATTGTACCCACTGGAAAGGAAGAGGTATGAACGTAAACAGGGAAGACCTATTATCTCAATTACTTTCTGTGCAGTATGGTGTCAGTAAAGCAGAGGTGATTGAACAAAGCAATTGTGTGATATTTGATGGTGGTATGGTGAAGACCTTCAATGATGAAGTGGCTTGTTCATCTGAATGCGAAATAAAAGATATCACCGGGGCCGTTAATTGCGGTCCCCTCCTGACACTCCTTCAGAAGATGGTGGAAGAAGTGATTGTCATTTCAGAAGAGGAAGGGGAATTGAGGATCAAAGGTAAGAGAAGGAAAGCAGGATTCCGAATGGAGGCCGAAATCCTATTGCCTGTGGAAGAGGTGGAGGTTCCTGAATCATGGGCCAGTCTGCCTGATGATTTCTGTCAGGCTGTAGATGTAGCCCAAAAATGCTGTGCCAAGGGAGAGTCTAATTTTGATCTATCCTGTGTCCACCTCACTCCGGAATGGGTAGAGTCCTGCAACAACTTCCAGCTTGTCAGATACCCTCAACACCTACCACTGACTGAGGATTGTCTAGTCCGCCGGGAGTCCATGAAATCTATTGCCGGGCTGGATGTCTGCGAAATGGCAAGCACTCCGAACTGGATCCACTTCCGCAATCTGGGTGGTGTAGTTATCTCCTGCCGGAGATACATGGAGGATTTTCCGAGCCTAACAAATCTATTGAATGTTAGCGGAACGGAGGTCAAACTGCCAAAGGGTGCTGCAGAGGCCACAGCCATCGCCTCAATCTTCTCCAATGACAAGCAGGAGGATGGTGTAGTAGTCTCCATTCAAGCGGGCCGGATCTCTGTAACTGGCCGGGGGGATTCTGGATGGTATAAAGAAAGCAAGAAGATGAAATACGATGGACCCTCTTTTATGTTCACCATCGCCCCGGACCTCCTGAAAGAAATCATCAATGATTATTCTGTGTGTGAGATATCGGAAGGGAAGGTATTGAAGGCAACAACAGACTCCTTTGTATTTGTCTCTGCTCTGGGGGATATTAAGTGAAAGGGTTTTTCAAAACATCGTCCAGCAAGGCCCCCTTTCCAACCATTCCCCGGTGTGGTTCCTGTGGTCTCCGGAGGAAATGCAAGACTCCAAAGATGACAGTAGTGGGGAGGGGCAGGAAGTCCATTCTTGTGGTGGGTACACACCCCACTAAGGAAGCGGATTCCCGTGGTGGTCCTTTTACCGGGAGTCATGGGGAAAGGGTCCGGGACGACTTCAAAGCAGCCGGGCTTGATCTGGAGAAGGATTGCTGGAAAACCTATGCTGTAAACTGCTGTGTTCGGAGTGGTGAGATTCCAAAACAGTCTGTGGCCTCCTGTCGTCCTCTACTACTGAAAGCAATTGCCGAATATAAACCAAAGGTGATTGTGCTTATGGGATCAGAGGCTATTGAAAGTGTCTTTGGATATATTCGAAGTGAAGAAAAGTCTATTCAGAAATGGGCAGGATGGACCATACCATACCATGATTGGAATGCATGGATCTGTCCCATCAAAGACGTTGCCCATGTAGAAGAGGAGGACAGTAAAGCCATTGATCTGGAATGGGGGAGGCATATCCGAGCTATTGCAGGGAAAGTAGGCGAGGCACTGCCCCCTATTCCCAAAGCAAATATTGAAATTGAATTTAATAATGACCGGGCTGTGGGGATCTTGACCGAATTCTATGAAAACCCCGCCCCAATTGCCTTCGACTATGAAACTAACATGTTGAAACCAGACTCCCCAGAGGCAGCAATAGTTACATGTTCAGTATGTTGGGCTGGTAGGAGGACAATCGCTTTCAACTGGACTGAAGAAACTAAATGGGCAATGTGGAAATTACTTCTCTCGCATGACCACCCAAAGATAGCAAGTAATATGAAGTTTGAAGAGAGGTGGACCCGGGCCATCATGGACATTTCAGTTCAAGAATGGCAATGGGATACCATGCTTGCTGCCCATGTTTTGGACAATCGCAGTGGAATAACATCCGTTAAATTTCAGGCATTCGTCCTGCTAGGACAGGAATCCTATGACGATGAAATAAGTTCTTACTTAAAATCAGATAATAGCAACACCCCGAACCGAATATATGAGTGTGACCGGGAGAAGCTACTGGAGTATAATGGCCTTGACTCTTTTTTAGAATACCGGGTTTCACAGATACAGATGAAGGC